AATCATAACGGTAGCAAACACTGACGGAAATGTTGCCGGACTCCCAACTAATAATGGACCTTGATGATATGATGAGCACTTGATTTTAGACGGTCCAACACCAAGTGCTACTGGAAGCACATTATTTTTACATACTAGTTGTTGGCCATCATATACATGTGATTCGTCAAATTGAAATGCCATGTCTTCTCCTTATATTTGACCTGGTTTTTTGTCTGGATCTGTTGCACAAGATACTCCATGAATTATGGATGATAAAATTTGAGTACCCAACTTTCCATTTATTGTCATAAAACCAGTTGAAAGTAGTTTTAATGACTGTTTTGCATCAAGAGTAATATTTTTTGAATCAATCTTGGCGCTTTGATTAGAACTAACCCAGAAATTACCCTCAGGATCCTTTCCTTGGGCACATATTTCTACATCAGTTCCCTCAATACGAACTTTTCCATCTCTAGCTCTAATAATTATATCACCATTTTCTGAATTTAAAAAGATGCCATTCTGGCCTTTTTCTAAATCCTCTCCAGCGTTGATATTAATTGCTCCAGGAGCATTTACTGTAGTCCATCCCTCACGCTCACCGTCCTCAGTTAAATCTATAAAGTGTCTACCATCAAGACCTTGAATCTCAACGCTAGACGTGACACCTTTATCCTTGGGGAGGCCTCCAAAAGAGATTGCCCCATTCATCGCTCCAATTACTTGAGTCCAAAAATTCTTTTTTTCTCCTGACATAAACTAAAATTAGAGAGATTGATAATATTTATTAGTAACCATAGGATCCTCCACCAGATGATCCAGAAGAACCGGATGATCCAGAAGAACCCGATGATCCAGAAGAACCGGTATTGGTATTTGAGGATGTAGTGGTGGTCGTGGTCGTGGTTGTAGCGTTTTGAGTAGGAGTCGTAGTTTGACGAGTCTCAGCTCTTTCTACTGTTGAAGTTTCTGTAGTAGATTCTGAGGACTCTACTACATCCGAAACTATTTCTCTCTGGGGTTGTGTCTGCTGAATTGCAACTGGTTGAACTTCTTTGGTCACACTTTCTTGCAAAGTTTCATATACCCGAACTCCAGTGTTTCTAATTCCTGCATATTTTATCCCATTATCATAAAATATATTTCCATAGTAAGGTTTTCCATCAATATATCCATTGATTCTTAAACCAACAAGATCATATACTTGAACAACATCCCCAGGATCAGCTACCTGAGGAACCAATGGGTCTCTAGTGACATTGAAGACTGGAGTAAATTGTGCATTAATTCCAGTATCACTATCAATGTATATGTCTGGCAAAAATGTATAATTGCCACCAGGATTTACTTTTACTGAATTAACTTTTCCAAATGGATCAAGTTTAAACGTCAATGTAGTTCCATTACTGGGAGTGATTACAATCGGATCTGTAGGTAAATAATTTATGCCAGGATCAGCAACTATCACATCAGTTAAAGTTACTAATGTCGGATATTCTGATAGTGATCCACCATCAGTGGAGGGTAAATATCCAGACCCACCATCTTGTACGATGACGCTATCAATTGTACCGTCTCCAATGACCGGTATTAAAACTGCTCCACTACCATTATTGCATGGATCTATAGCACTAATACGTGGTGGAGTTGCATATCCAAATCCACTATTAACAATATCAATTGCAATAATAGTTCCATTTGCATCTATGACCGGATTTCCTGCGGCACCTATCCCACCACCACCAAAGAAGTTGATCGTTGGAGGGCCGCATGGTGATGGCCCAACATTACATGGTTTTGTTCTTCTTAAATCGCGAGAAGTTAATGCATTAACTTCATTAATATTTAAATATTTTATTTCACCATCCCCATTAACAAAGATAAAAATTGTTCCAGGAGATAATTTTTCATAGTTGTTAGCATCATCAATGGATAATCCACTGATGTATCCATCAAATTCACTAATATATCCTACTCTTACTCTGTCTCTTGATGCAGCAATGAATGGCATTATGTTTCTCCTGTTGCTAAAGAACCATCTGGTTCTTCTTCAGTTTCATCACCACCAGTAAATGGTACTACCTCAAGTCGTTGAGGGCCTCTAAAAGGTGTCTTCTCTGACCGTGCATCTATTTCTATATTGCCTTCCTCAAAATTTTCTGCTTTTTCTATAGCACTATCACCGATGTTGATTAGGTTTGGATTTTCAACTCCAGGTTTTCCACTACCACCACTTTTCAGTGTAAAAGTATCATTTGGAGAGCACTCTGGTTTTGGATCACAAGAGAAGAAATCTGTTATAGATGATATAAATGATAGTGCTGAACCCACATCAAAATTTATTCCCCCAATAGCTCCCAATCCACCAATCAAATCATCAACAAGTCCAAATGCAGTGGAAGTTGGGTCATCTACAAATGATGTTACCAAATCCGAAAGTTGCGGATCAATACCAACAAGAGATCCCAGAGATTTAACAAGTCCAGTTACATCTCCAGACTTCATCGCACTAAAAGCGGATCCAATATTTCCAAGTGTTTTCTTATCAGAACCTTGAAGTATACCGGCAAGAGCAGAAAATCCTTGTGTTAAATCACCCGTTCGTAAAAAATCAACTGTAGAATCCACAAATGATGAGAGTGTTCCTGGAGTCAAAAATAAAGGAGTTTCTGTTCCAATGGTTGCTGCGGCGAGTAATATGTCTCTCAAATTACCTCCCGAAGGAATATCAGGTATACTTGAAAGAATAGATATGATTCCTTGTATTGGATTTTGCACAAAATCACGAGCATCATTAGTAGATGTTCGGAAGCGTCTTGCTCCATCTTGATTTGCAAGAAGTCGATTTGCGAGAAGTTGAACCACCGCCACCTGCAACTCTCCTGAAGAAAGTGCTGACTTAACAGCCGCTGGAGAAACAGACTTGCGAACAATCTTTTGTGGTTTAGCTCCTAAAATTTGCTTAGCATATGTGGTTCCAGAGTAAGCATCTAAAGATAAAAAGTCTCTACTTGCAAAGACTACCGGGGTTACTGCAGCATCAAATGCTTGCATTATTTCGTTAAGATTGCCACCCAATACCTCACTAATCAACTCTTCAGTATCACAAATTGGATTTGGAGAATAGAATCCATTTGGGGGGAGTGGTGAGATTGGAAAGTTTGTATCAAATTCTGATGGAGTTCCGACCTGTGGTTGAGTTGATAAAGGAATTCTTGGTGTATTATTAATATTAGTGGCATCATTTATACCAGTTCCACCAGATTCTAAACCACCAGTACCAGTTCCACTTGATTCATTACCAGCACCTAAATTTCCCGACCCTAAGTTTCCAAATAAATTTGAAATTGGTAAAGTCTCTCCCGGTTGTGCCAGTCTAGGATCTAAATTTGATTGTGGAGTTGGACCTGTCCCAGATCCTGAACTTTTTCCTTTCCTATCAAAAGCACCTTTTAGAGCTTTCAGAATTTGATTAATAAGTCCTTTTATAATTTTATTAAAGATACATGCAAGTGCTTCAAAACCTGCTAATGTTTTCTTTAATAATTCTGTCCTAAATGTTGGAGGTGCTAAGTTTAATAGAGGTTGAGTTGTTTTATTAAAAGTATCTGTTACAAAGTTCTGTACCTTAGCATATATCTCCTTCATATGCTTTGATATTTCAGCAGCAGCATCCTTTATGACTTTATCTATTTCTTTGAGTGCATTCTTTACCGGTAGTGCGGCTGCATTTGCATAAAACTGAAGGGATTTCTGTATGTTTTGTATTTTTTCAGTCAAACCTTCCATGATAGTCTGAATCGCCTTTGTCGGACTATCCTCATGTGGATCAGGACAAGCAAGAGCATGTTTTCTATTTAAAACATCATCTTTCTTTATGTCACGAACGCACTCAAGATGAACTGCGTCCGCAGATTCATGAGTAGGAAACTCTCCTTTACCTGGTTTCTTGGTTTTAAGTTCAGAGTCTGCTGTTCTTTTTGTAGAATCTCTTTTCTGTGTTCTGGCATAATGACTCTGGGGTGTAAAGTTTTTACCTTTAGTCAATCCAGTTTTCGTGTTCAGTTTTGTCTTGGAATTGTTTCCAAGAACTCCCATGATAACAGGAACTTGTTTATCTTGTTCATCTAAGAAAAATCCAAATACAAAATTACCTTGCCTAATAGCAGGTGTTTGAAAAGATCCTCCTTGACCGCCACCTGCAGTGATGGGATACATCACCTGAGCCCAAGGCAATTGATCGGATGCAATAGAAGACTCTTCTTGATCATGAAGACCAATGATTCTTACCTTATATCGGTATCCCCATCCAGGAGTTTGATTTTCATCTTTTATCTTTGTCTCACTTATATTTTCACGCCAGGTAGAATCATCAGCAATTTCTCCGACCCACCAAAGAAAATTGCCCCCAAGAAATCCTGGATTAAATAGTGCTCCTCCTTCCATTAATCCTCGTAAATTCTACATTCGTCTGTTTCTGGATTCTCATCACAATACATTTCAAGTGGGGTAGGATCATGATCATCATCAGGATGATTTGCCTGATAGTGTTCAAGGTGATCAAGTTCGTCTGCTACGTGACGACGCATTTGTGGAGATAATGTTCCTTTCTCCAGCATATCTTTATCATCATTGATGTGTTGTTGGATGCTTTTTTCTTCGCTCATAATGGAATGTTAGTAGTGTGGTTTCCTTTTCTCCCGAAAGAATCTCTGACAAGATTCAATTTAGTATAAGTTTCTTCGGGTGATATGTAATGACACAGATCAGCTATAATATATAGACCACCATATTCTTTATTCAATTGATCTTCTTTCTTTGCTCTAAGACCTGGAGTATCAAGAAATATAAGATCTCCTGCATGTAAACCAAAATCACCTGGGATTGTTACAGTTTGCATTCCAGTAAACAATTGATTATATCTACGAATAGTTTGATTCAATACTTGCTGTAGTTCATAATTTTGCTCTGACGATTTATCAATTTGCTGTTTTGTTGTTCCGCTAGGAAGAACTCCAGTGTCAATAAGTTTATAAGTCGTCCGTGTAAATTTATTATCAGATTCAAACTTATCATTTAGTTTTGGCAACTCTTTTGCAGCCAACTCTGTGCCATCTTTTGAGTCATTTGCTGTTTGTTCTATGACCTCATAGAAGCAATTAAATGGGTCAAATACAACTAATCGTGTTCCGTATGTACCCACATTAAGTTTTTCTTGAGACCTTATAAGATTATCTCCTTGATAGTCTAGTACCTTGGTATCATACCCTGCAGGTAAGTCAGTTGTCAAATTGTGGATTAAAGACTTTTTCTGCTTTTGCTTAAAAAGACCATCAATAGATTTAAACTTAAATCCCTCAGAGGTTTCAAAAAAGAAGAATCCCCCAGTCTTTCCTTTCTCACCTGCAATTGTAGGTATCGAAGCCTTAGACAACCAGTTCATTACATAATATGGTTTGCGATTGTTTCCTATAAAATTATAATTATTATTAGTCTCCTCAATATCTAATTTTTTTTCTGTTTTTAAAAAATCAGTCAAGATTCTTTTTATGTGGTCCGAAATTTTTCCATCAAATCTTACATTGAGTCTTGATGATCCTCCCTCGTTTCGTAAAAATTCTTCAGACACTAAGTTCAATCTTATCATAGATGATATACTCTCTTCATTTACTAGAGTAACTTTGTTTACATTTAGATTTATTTTAAGCGTTGTATTATTATTGTCCTTAAATTCTAATTCAACATCCTCTGTCCCTACTAGGGGAAGGCCTTCTAGGACACTTTTTTCGTCTACAGAATTTCCAGTATCAGCAAAAACCACCTCAGATTTAATGGTGTCCTGCAAAATACTTTCATAATACATGAGACGAACTAATCCGTTAGTTAAATCAACAGACTTGTTTCTCTCCTTATTAGAAAAAACTTTTAGTTTAGATACTGTAGATGGAACTGCTTTTTGTGATGTTGAATTTGACATTTTTTATTACCTCTTATTTCTATTTACGCACCTTGATATAAAACATCAAACGCACTGGAAGATTCTGAACCAGAAAGTACTATAGGAACAACGGTCTTACCTTGACCACCACCATATTGACCTTGAGGTTGTGGTGCAGGGATCATAATTGTTTGAGGAGCCATTGCATCATAAGGAGCATACTCTCGTATTGCTTTCATAACTCCATCATATGTGCTTGCTTGGTTGATTGCAAGTAACATATCCTTTGCAGGACCCATACTATCAGCATCAATAACAATTTCCTTACCTTTCTCACCCATTAGTGCCAGATGAGGTTCCCCTAATGTAACTCCACCCCTTTCATATGCGACATGAACATGATCTTCATGAGTACCTG